TTCGTTTATAACCTCGACCTCATGTCGGTCTTGCCACTTGAACCTCGCTTTCATGTTGAATATCCACATTGCCGAATTTATCGGCTGTTCAAGTTTACCTAGCATTCCTGCCTGTCCTATTTTTGCCCACCACTTTTCGGCTAACTCTTTGCCCTTTTTATAGGTGTCGGAAAATTCTGGCTTTTCTTTTACCCATTGGTAAAAAGTATCTCTGTGTATATCTAGTTCAACACAAACTTCAGCTACAGTTGCACCGCCCTTAAACAAGTCTAGCATAGTTTCGCACATCTCTTTTCTGTATTTTGTAGGTCTGCCGATTGCTTTCTTTTTTGTTGTTTTGTTCATGTTTGCCCTTCCTTCTTTGCTTTCGCTCCAATTTCACGTGCAATAAAAGCAGGCGAATACTCTTCTCTTTTGATTAAAATCTTTAAGAAGTCCTCCCTACTCATTCCTGCTAGTCGGTAAACCTCCTCTGGCTTCATACCTATCTGCTTGCATATCTCAGTAACGGTTTTGCCCGAATCAAGTAGCCGTTTTACAATGTTTTCCATCGGCTCAAGCAAGTGCGTTCCCCTTGCCCTGTTGTGCGTAATTGTGCCGTAAATGTCTTTGTCTGGGTCGTCATGTTTAACAACAACTACTGGGACCATGCCGCCAAGGAGAGAAAGGAGCGGTTCACGTCCCGAAACCATCCAACGGTGAAACCCGTCAATAATGGTGTAGTCTGGTCTGACCACAATAGGCAATGTCCATCCGTTGGTTAAAATAGATTGCGTTAATAATTTTAGATTTTCTTCGAGTACCTTGTTTGGATTATAGTCGTTTGGACGAAGTTTGTCTCTTTGAATAATCTGTACTCCCTTAATTGGAGAAAGTATGTCTTTGCTCATTTTTTGCCCTCACTTGTTTGCTTATAATATTTTAATCCTATTCTCGAATAGATAGCCCTTGTAGTTCTTTTCTTGGGGTCGCCTCCGACAATCATATCTTTTAAATCACGATAGCGTTTGTCTGACACTATTAAACCGTTTCTCACTAAAATTTTCTTTGTATCCTCTCTTTCTTTTTTGTCTTTGTATCGTGGGTCGTTGTATATTTCGTAAAACTCTTTTTTCCAGTCTTTTTCTTGTTCCCCCTCGAGTTTCTTTCTTGTTTTTGTGTTTCTCCTAAACATTTGAGTGTCATAATAATACATAGCCAAATACGCATTAGGCTCTCTTTTTAGTATTTTTTCATACAACCCTGGATAAAACTCCATCATCCTAACCAATGATGGTGCTGAGTCAATAGAGAAAAACTGACTAATACGCAATCGGTTTGCAGGCACTCCCACTTTCCACATGTAATAATATGCGTCTGGCAATTCTACTTTTTTTTCATGCAAATATAGCCAAACATCATTCAGCGACCAATCATAAATTGGATATAAATAATAGCTGTTTTTTAGTGTTATTCCACCGTTTACAGATATATTTTTCAGTCTTTGTACTGACTCACCGGCACGAACCCCTACAATTTGAACAACATTGTTTATTTTATTCATAAAAGTTTGATAATTATAACCCGCCTTAAACAACGGATGCGAAGAGGTAGCAAAGTCTGGCTTTTGTCTAATCCAAACATCCCGTTTTGTGCTATCCCATAAAACCATACTTTCATCTTGGCTTAGTTCATTAAAACAACTAAAGTGAAGGAATTCTAAGCATAGCCAATGAAAGTGTGCACCCGCCATTATATAACGCTTTCGCCACGAGCGAACGATTCGTTCTACACAAGGGTAAATCGCCTCTTCATCAATAAACAACACGTGCAACATCTTGGGGTCAATTTTTTTTTGCTGAATTAGTTCAAGTAATGCCTGTGCAATAACTAGTGACTCTTTACCACCAGAGAACGAGAAAAAGACTGGCAATCCGTTTTTGAATATCTTAATAAGGCGTTGATAAAGTAGCTCATAAACTGTTTTAGTTTTTGAGAAGGCTTTCATATTTCAATTTCTCCTCCACAATGCGGGCAAGCTATAGAACGTTTGATTTTAGCTGTTTCATTTTCTTGAGTTTGGTGTACTGTTTGTTGAATAACTTCTTCCTGTGTTTGTGGTGGCATAAAAAAATTAGATTCTTGTTTTTCTTCATTGTCCGACAAGGGAAGTATCCCGTATTCCTCGAGGGCTTTATCCACTCCTCCCAATAATTCGCCTAGCACCTCTGGGTCATATCCAGGAACATCAAAATCTTCGAGCTCTCCAATTAAATTCATAATTTCGTCATAACTATCTGACCCAAGCTCTGCTATTTTATTGTCTGCTAAAACCAACTTAACTTTCTCTTCTTCCGACAAGTCATTCTTTCTTAAAACAAAAGCGACATCTCTGCCTAAATGCAATAGTGATAGACGAATACAATGGCCAGCTAGTATTGTGTTGTTTTCATCTATAACAATCGGTCGTATTTGACCAAACCTTTCGATACTCTTTGCCATTTCTTGTATTTGCAAATCCGAGTGATAACGTGGGTTTTTCTCGTATGGCTTTATGCTGTCTAGTTTTACCTGTTCTGTTTTCATAAAATATTCTCCTCCCTTATTGTGCTTTGTTGTTATATACGTTGGTCGCTATATCTTCGGGCTTTAACCAGTCTGCATTCAAGTCTCCAATACTCTTCATAAAGTCCATCCAAAAAGAAACGTCGTCCATAATCACAACACCGTTTTTTTGAAAATGGTATTCAGGTACATATTTTTCATCAACTCCAGTATACTTGGATATAATCTTTTTCGCCTCGTCTTGGTTGGCTTCAATCCAGTTTATTGACTCAACGATACCAGAAACAAAAGCTGTGGCTGTCTTTGGGTTTTCTCGTGCCCAAATAGAATTTACAAAATGCAACGTAAACTGTTTAGTTCCAAAAATATCATTTGCGTCAAATAAAACTCTATAACCTCCTTGTGTGCGCAGATAGTTAGCATACGGTTCCATCAGCCCTGCAACATCAACTGAACCATTCATAATTGCAGGCAACTGTTTGTCGAATGGAAGTAAGGCAAACTTGACTGTTTCTATACTTATGCCTTTTTGATCAAGAGCCATTAGTACCGTATAATGAAAACTTGACTTCCAAAGGTTTACCGCAAACCTTGACCCGGGTAAATCGTTTAAGCTTTTAATGTGCGATTCGTTTTTGACAAAGTATTCTTCAAGAGGTTGACCGGGTAAAGCACTTTGTATATCACTCACACCTAAAACTGGCAATCCTGCAGAAGTAGCGTTTATTAACGCAAAAATTGAAGCCATTCCCCCCTCTGCCCTGCCAGAAGCTACAACTTGAATAGCCGTTGGTCCACCCAATGTGGAATTTTGCAACACTACATTTATACCTGCCTTTTGAAAAAAACCTTTTTCTATGCCAACATAAACTGGGTCATATACCTTAAAATCAAGGTATCTAAGCGTTGTTTCCTCACCTGTTTTTTTTGTGCAACCAAAAAGCATTGTCAACACAACAAACATTATTGGTAGCCCTTTTTTCCACATACATCCTCCTTTGCACTACTTCCAATAGTGCATTCATACAAAACCCTATCAATCCAATATAAATTATTCCAGCAAACATTTTTTCATATTCAAACGTCTGCGCTTTTAATAATACATAAAAACCAAGTCCCGAGTTAGCACCTATCATTTCTGCTGCAACAAGGGAAATCCAACTACCACTAATGGCAATGCTAAGTCCTGTCAAAATAGAGCTTAAAGCAACTGGTATTATAACTACCAGTGTTTGTACTTTGTTTGCACCGTCAATTTTAGTTGCTTCTACAACTTCCTTTTCTACAGTACGCAAGCCATGAACAGTATTCAGTAAAACTGATGGCCATGCCGTCCAAAATATAATAATTATTTTTGTTATATGTCCTGTGCCAAATAAAACAATAAACAATGGCATAAGAGCTATTGCTGAGATAGGTCGCATTGCATTAAGCAACGGCATAAACATTATCTCGAGTTTTGGTGCTAGATAAAACAACACCCCTAACAAAAAACCGAAAACAAAAGCAAAACCAAATCCTGCTATAATAATCACTAAAGAAGAATTTATGTGTTCGTTTATTTCTCCAGTCATCAACAAGCGCACTACAGAAACAAGAACAGTTGCTGGCGACGGTAACATCGGACTTTGTAAATACATAGTAACAAATTGAATAACAACAAACAAGCCAATCACTCCAACCATGGCAAGTAACCGTTTCCCGTGTCGGTAAAAGATGGGAAAAGTGCTTTGTTTAATGTGGTGTACTAATGTTATGTCCATTGGTTCTCCTATAAAAGACTTGCCCGCAGTTCTTATGGGATGCAAGGCAAGTTCAGTGTCTTTATTATAGCATAGTGTCTACTTTTTCACAAGCTGTTTTATACCCCTTTATCTCACCAAATAA